CCTCACCCAAGACGAGAAGGTGCTTGAAGGCACAGCATGGCTGCTACATTATTTGGCAGGTGTATGTGACCTTTCGGAGTCCGCGGTGAAGAGCTTCTTCAAAGCCGGGACGTCTAAGTGCCCTATCCGCGCATCTGACCTCGATGGCAAAGAATTCAAATTTGTTGCAGACAACAACTGTAGAGCCCCAACCGGTTCCGGTTATACCACTGCTATGAATTTCATTGCATCATTGAGTTACGTCATTGCCTACTGTTCCAGTCCGCATCCTGCTCCATGCCCGATCGAAGTCGGAAAACGCCTGGGTTTCGTTACCACATATGAACACCATGCATTCAACACTGACGCGGTTTTTCTCAAATCCACAATTGCACTCAAGAAGGATGGCACACACGGCTTCGTGTGTTTGCCATCGCAAGTTGTGAAGATGGGAAAAGTCATGACAGATCCGACACTCACCCAAGGCACCAAAGATCCCCAGTTAGCAGCACGACGAACATGTGCTGCTTTTGGAACGTCCATGCCACTCGTGGACGACGACCACCCCGTGCTCGGCAGTTATCTACGGATGATGCGCCGCTTAGGCACAGCAGGGCATCGTGATTTCGTCGACAACCCGTACAAATTGAACCCTGGTGGAGGCGTTGAACGCACTCCATACATTGAGTTCATGTGCCGTCGCTATGCGACGTGGTACGACGAAATCTGTGATCTCGAACGTGTGTACGACAGCATTAGCGCTGTACCTGTCTTCTACACACACCCCCTCATCATCAAGATGGTCAATCGCGATTATCTTGGACTCTCAGCATTGGGCTGCTGAGTGATGAGGGACACGCGCCAATGTCATTGCAGTACATGTAAAATTAGGAGAGAGCGCTATATTGACATTCGTGGGGGGGTAAAATACCCACACAAGCAAAATGCGAAAACAAAACAACAACAACAAACGCGTGCAGAAGAAGCGCGCACCCAGGAGTCGACAGCAACCTGCCCGCGCTCCTGCGGCCCCCAAACGACGCACCAAAACAAAGAGCAAGACTCACATGGGTCCAGTTGAACGTCTCATTTCAGACCCCTGCAAGGCACCCCTCAAGGAAGGGTACTTCGCAACATCTGAAGGTTTCCTACAACGGTTCCATCACAGCACAGCTCATCCAACCACGGTTAACAACCCAACCAGTGGATTTTTGTTATGGTGTCCTGACAGACACGGTGTTGCATACGATGTAGCAAGCGGCGGTGGCGCGATCAACTCACTTTGGTTTGCAGGCGCTGACCCGCAAGCCAATCCGAGTAACACCGCCACCTTGCCTCTTGCTTTGCATGCACAACCCGACGCAGCCAATGGTTCCTGTATCAGTGATCCAGCTGCTGGTATTGTGTCAAGTTTCTCGTCTCTGGCCGCAGATTATCGCCATCTGTCCTCTTGCATGCGCCTCACCTACACGGGGCCACTCCAGTCTACACAAGGTGAAATCGCCTTCCTTAGCAACATACCTTCCGAGATCGTCTTGGCTGGCTCCCAGCCAGTCTCTGATCTGTCGGTTGACACCCTTTTCGTTCGTGCGAGCAAGACTTTGCGTCTCTCCACTGACACGTATGAGAATGTCTACCGGCCCGATGTCGTGCATCCCGCTCAATGGGTCAACCATTCAGGCGGTGGTGCATTCCACGGTGGAACCATCCCAACTATCCCGTCATTTGTGACCTCTAACGAGGCCAACATACGGCCACGTTGGTTTGGCTTTGCTTATCGCGGCATGACACCAGCCATCATCGAAGCACTGCGATTCGACCGCTACAAGGTGGTTGAGTTTCGGCCCAACTTCGCTAGTGGCATGCCTGGTGCTGTACCTCGTGGCGTCAGCGAACATCCGAACCCGGCTGCTCGCGCCCTGACGCTACTTGACCGCACCTATCCTGACTGGGCCTCCCGCGTCCTGCCTACAGCCATGTCTGTGGCAGCCAGTGTCGCTCGCATGGCCTTCACCGGTGTGTGAACACACGCA